GGTTTGGGTGATTATGTCCCTACTGGTTCTAATGTCCCCGTACACAGCCGTAGGACGCTTATAGCGGTGGCTGCTGGGGCTGCCACCGTTGCTGCAGGTCAACGAAGGAACAAATAGTTTATAGTATGAAGAAGATTGTATCCGAAATTCATGGTTTAACTTGGACATTGGCTGGAACTGGTATGGTTCTGATTACTTTGTCGGGTTCAACTAGGCGTTTTGGTATACAGATAACATTGGTAGCCATCATAGTTCATATGGTTGGCGCAATTTTGGGAGATAAAAATGAATAACCGTAATCAGTCAGTTGACCAAACCGCTAAAGGTGGCGTTCTTGGTATTGTGGTCTATTTGTGTGTAAAATATAATGTTGACCCTGCGTTGACTGCTATGGCTATGCCTTTGGTTGCCGCAGGACTGTCATGGGCATCTACCAAAATTGGTGACCCAACAGTTGCATCGTTCATTGGCTCTAAGGCTTCTCAAGGTAAGCCGTTGACTGTTAAGAAAGCAGCCAAGAAGGCTGCCAAATAGTGGTTAAGAAGAAGTCACCTATAGATTTTGGTGATATTTGGAATGGTGACAACGAATCTAAGCGTAAGGCTAATGCCGTCCTAGAAAAGATGGGCATGCCTTCTGATTATAAATTGCAGTATATTGCTGAAAAAGATATGAAGGGTCAATACCTTAAAGGAAAGAGGAAAAAGTAATGGCTGCTAAAAAGCGTAAACCTGCTATAGATATGGGAAATCGCACTCAATACGATTATGCGGGTCAGGATGATAGCGGTGGTGTTTATGAAACACCAAGCAATACAGGTTTTGGTAAAACTAAAAGTTATTATAGAAACACTCGTGAAGTTATGCCAAAACAAATGCCCCGATATGATTTACCAATAACTTACACAGCATTGCAATCAAAATTGGCTAAGGCTGCTAAGGCTAAAAAGAAGAAAAAATAGTTGAAACTATTTATAACACCATTCAAACCCTGCAAACATCTAAAGGGCAAAAAGCCTAGTGATGTGACCTCTGCCATCTTGCGTAAAGTAGTCAAGGGTGGGTCTTTGGAGTTGTGTGCTGCTGACGCTTGGGAGGCTATGGAGGCTTCAGCAAAATTGGATGGTATAGATTTGGCTCCGACCAGTGTTGGGGACATGTTTCGCAGTATAGCCCAACAAAAGGCTGGGTTTATGCAACGCTACCAGACCGATGAAATTGCTAATGCGTCTACACGAACCTATAATGGTGTTAAGTATTATTTGAAACCTAAAAATGCGCCGTTGGCTGCACCGAACGATGATGCTAAAACATGTTCTAAACATATGTTGGGTGTTGCTGTTGATGTTGCAAGTTCTAATGGTGCTAGACTAGAATGGATGTTTAATAATGTTGCTAAATTTGGTTGGTCTTGGGAAGTTGTACCCGATGAACCTTGGCATCTTCGTTATGTTGCTGGGGATAATATTCCTGAAGCAGTAACAGCATGGTTGCAAACTAAGTAATATATTGTCTATGGACGGCTGATGTCGTCTGGAATAGAGTTATATGAAGAAACTTTTGATAGTCGCTATTTTGTGTTATTCTTTGTTAGGTGGAACTGTTGTCCACGCTAAGAAACCAATGGATTTGATGTGTGAAAATCGTGAAAACATTATTCGGTTTGTTTCCGAGGACCGTAAAATGATGTTACAAGTTGATTACATTATGCACCGTGAATCACGGTGCAGACAACTGGCTTTCAACCCGAATGACCCTAATGGTGGGTCTTACGGGTTATTTCAAATCAACGGATATTGGTGCCAGCCATCAAAGTATTCTAAGTTGGGTTGGTTGCAGGAGAAAAAGGTTTTGAAAACTTGTGCTGATTTATGGGACCCGATTATAAACGCTAAGGCGTTTATGGTTATGTATGATTATGCGGGTTGGCAACCTTGGGGTGGTAAACCTTGGATTTAAATGTTTTGTTAAACGAAAAAGAGTGGCGTTTATGTCGTGGACCAGAAAACGCCACCATAGAAGAACAGTTGGCTGCGTTCCAATACTTTTGTTCCACCTACTGGTCTATTAAACATCCCGAAAAGGGTCGTATCCAGTTTGAGTTGCGTGAAGCGCAAATGGAAACCATGCGTGCGTGGATGACCGAACGCTACAGTATCGTTCTGAAGGCTAGACAAATTGGGTTTTCTACTTTGGCTAGCGCATACTCATTTTGGTTAGTGTTTTTTCGTCCAGACCGTTTTGTTGTCATGTTGTCCCGTACCGAGCGTGAGTCTGTAAAACTGTTGGCTAAAAGCAAATATGGTTACAAGTTTATTCCGCAGTGGATGAAAGAGCGTGGACCGCAACAAACCACTGACCATCAACTTAAAATGATGTTTGATAACGAGTCTGCTATTGAGTCATTACCTTCTGGTAATGACCCTGCTCGTGGAGAATCCGTATACCTAGTTATTGTGGACGAGTGGGCGTTCTTACCGAACCCTGAGGAAGCGTGGGCATCTATTGAACCGATTGCGGATGTGGGTGGTCGTGTTATTGGTTTGTCCACCGCTAATGGTAGTGGCAACTTTTTTCATCAGTTATGGGTTGGCTCGCAGACTGGCACCAACCAATTTAAAGGAATCTTTTTCCCTTGGGACGCTGATGGTGAACGCAACGAGGACTGGTATACAGCAAAAGCGAGAAACATGCAATCTTGGCAAATGCACCAAGAATATCCACGATTCCCTGAAGAAGCGTTTATCAAATCAGGAAACCCCGTATTTGACATAGATATGTTGAACCTGTTGGAAACAATTGAACCCGACCAAGGATATTTTCATTTGTTTGCTGATGGCAATGGCGAGTTTCGCCATGCCCCAGAAGGAAACCTGTCAGTTTGGTTATATCCAGAACTAGATAGCGTTTATACAATTGGTGCCGATGTTGCTGAAGGTTTATCTCATGGTGATTATAGTTCAGCCCATATTATTGATGCGTCTACAGGTCAGGTGGCTGCGCATTGGCATGGACACATTGAACCAGACCTATTTGGGGAACTGTTGGCTGAACTAGGTTGGTGGTACAACAACTGTTTGATTGGCATTGAATCCAATAATCATGGTTTAACCACTTTGAAGGCTGCTCAGAAGCATGGTTATAAGAACCTGTATAAACAACGCCGTTTAACTTCTGTCCGTGCTGACGCTACGGATGTGTTAGGTTGGCGTACCACAACAACTAGCAAACCTTTGGCTATTGACGAACTAAGTGCTATTTTGCGTGATGACGGTTTGCAATTGGTTTGTATGAAAACAATTGCAGAACTAAAAACTTATGTTCGCAAAGAAAATGGGCGGACCACTGGCAGCCCTCACGATGACCGTACTATCAGTTTGGCTATTGCGGTGCAGATGCTCAAATATGTTTGGCTACCAGAATACAGGGGTGATGTTTCTGTACCTAAAAATAGTTTGTTATGGTGGGAACAACACCTTTTTAGTCAAACAAATGAGAATAAAGTGTTTATAGGTTCACATAATGTTCGGAAACGGGTCCCTTTTTAATATTTGGGAACGGAACTGTTACTATTATGATGTTTAATTGCGAAAAATGTGAGAAAACCTTTGCTGCCGATGAACTCCCCCGTAGAGGTGAGATATGTTTTGCATGCCATGTCAAGGATGTCCGTCTAGGTTTTACTTGGGGTCAAGATGATTGGCATAATCAACCGAGTGTGAAGTTCCGTGAAAAGCAACAGGTTGAGGAAGCCAAGGCTGCTGGCTTGACTATTGAGAGAGTATAAACTATGGCTGAGGTATGGGTTCCTGTTTTGGTTGCTTTAATTACGGGACCTGTGGTGGTTGTTTTGCAGAAACTTAGGAAAGAGAATACGGACCAGCATGCGGAGGCACGGATTTTGCTTCGGGTGATTGGTTCTAAGGTGGATAAGGTCGGAACAAAAATTGACAATCATATTGGTTGGCATGATGGGAAACAAGAATAATGGCTAAGAAATCTAGTTATGACCACCTGAAGCATTATAAGCAACGCTTAGAAGCATCTAAGCGTTGGCGTAAAGATGACGGTTATGATGCAACTTGGCGCAGAATGACTGACATGTATAAAGGTTTACAGTACGAAGATTTTCGTACCGAGGACAGGCTTTCAATCAATATTGCGTTTGCAACCATCAATATTATTGCACCAAACATTTCTGTTAACTACCCAAAAATTTCTGTTAACGCCAC